TTCAAGTCCTCTTGAAGTGTTGCCATGTCATCGGCCAACTCTTCCTCATCAAAGAGAAAGTCGAATTCTAAATCTGCGTCAACGTCATCTCGAACCTTACTGGCGTTTTTGTTGTTTTGGAGTTCTGCGTATGCCCGAGCTACGTTGTAAGCGGAGTCCTCTTCATCTTGGTTCTTTCCTATCAGTTCATCCTGTATGCTCAGACTACTTTTCATGACTGCATTTAATTCATTTCTGAACTCTGTAACCTCATCGACAGCGTTAGAGACATCCTCCTCAGCCCCTTTGGTCTCTGCCAAAGCCTTATTCATATTCTGAATTAATAGGCCTGAATCAAAAGCATTTGCTCCTGATAGTGCAAAGCTATTTGACATCAATGACATTGCTATTTCAGTAGCGGATGACTCACTAGACATATTCTCGAGAGCTTTTGTTTGAGCTTTTATCTGCTCCTCAAATGATAGGTTCGTATCAATCGCTAGTCCTGTAACTCTTGAAGTGGCCTCGATTTGATTTGCTAGGTCTAAATTAGCCTGAACCTGATTTTCAAAAGCCTCTGTCGATTCTTCTATTTTTTCTTTTACTAATGTCTCTGCGACTGCTAGATTGATTCTTTCTTGAAATTTTTTATTATGCTCATCTAAGGCCGTAGCGATATTTTTGACGTTTAGCTCTTCGCCTTTTAGGTTTTTTAATAGGTCAGGATAAATCCTATTTATTCTATTTAATAGGCTCTCCCTCATCTCTTCATTATCTAGGTTATTAGATAAAGCATTAGCCAAGGAATTGACTTCAATCTGCTGACGCCTAATATTTTCGCTAGGGTCTCCGTCGCTGACTTCCTGTAGCGCTGACGAAAATGATGACATAAGCCTGCTTGTTTTGATGATAACAGGAGTCAAGACATCTCCTAAATTTTCAGCCAAGTCTCCTAGTGAGTTACTTAACTGAGCGATTGCAAATTCTGAAGTCTCTTTTCCTGACTTAGCTAACCCTCCGAACTGAGTTTCTAATTCTCCTAAGATTATTTTCTGAGCATTAGAGACGTCATTAACCTCCATGAAAGTTTTTATCATGTCGGTCTGTTGGTCGCTTAATTGAATACCAACCCGCCTCAGAGCAGTAACGCCCAAAATAGGGTCATTTAGAGCCTTTCCGACCTGAATTACTGTCTGCTGTAAGTCTTGTCCCATAGCTTGAGACATATTTAATACTGACTCGATGGCCTGAGGGAATACATCTTGCCCGATTTTCGTAAATGTCAGCATCAAATTACTAGCGCCTATGATAGCATCGTCTCCAAATCTTGTGACGCTTTGAAATGACTTCGCCATTTCTTTAACTTGTTTCGCTGTAACTCCTGCGACTCCTCCTGTCGATTTTATAACCTGATTAAGTTGAGCCTCGACTCTAGCCTGTTCTCCTGATAATCTGATAGCTGACTGGAATCCTTGAAGTAGCATCCTAGCGCCAAAAAAAGCTCCTGCTGTCTTAATTGCTGATTTCCCTAGGCTCCCTAAGGTCTTGTCAACTCCTGAGATTTCTTTTTTTGCTCTTTTCCCGCCCTTTACATCTAATAATATTTCTAGTAGTCTATTGCTCATTTTTTACTGGCCTCGAGTTTCATTTGATATTTTTTAATCTCGTTTAATTCTTGGTCTATTACTAGCATCGAGTCTAATATACTTACGTTGATAGTTTCAAGGCTACTACTGAGCGGGATATTTAGGTTTTTAACAGCCCAATAATCATTAATCATGTCTATGTGCCATTTTCTAAGAAAAAGCCTAATATCGGCAAATAAGGGACATTGAATATAAAGGCTCTGAGCTATTGGATACCCGTTGTCCTTAGCCTCTTGAATTAGTCTCGATACTTCGCTGAGGACGTCGTCTATTGTTTCAAATCTTAAAACCTTTGAAAGACTGGGCGACTGAGCATCGTATGGGAGCGAATAGGGGGAATCGGGCGAGCCTAAAACGGCACACCAAACCGACAACCTCAATCGCCAGTCATATTTCCCGACTGCATCCCCATATAGTGCATAATAATACTGACTAGAATTTCATCCTCTTCAACGGCACTATATTTCCCCATAGCCTTGGAAAATTTATCCTCAGAGCCAAATGCTATGACTCCGAACTTGTCCTGTAATTTGTGCAGGCTTTCAATATCATTAGAGTCGAAAACTGTTTTGACTTCTAGATATAGCTCTCTTCTCTTTTTGTGAGTGATATCAGCGACCTCTATAGACCCTTTTTTAGTATCTATTAACATCGATTCCCCTTTTTGTTTATTTTTACCAGTCAGCCAAAGCTCTTGAGCCGTACAACTCCACTTTAAAGGCATCAGTAAGACCATCGCCCATCCCGAATTCCATTGGTAGATTGACAAAGATAGCATCATCTAACTGTAAATCAGGCTGTCCTGAGAATTGACATTCTCCAGTTATTTGCAAATCTCCAGCGCCTATGAACGAACTTCCCCATCTTAGATTCAGACTTGATTTTTCTCCTGCTATAAAATCATCCAACATTCCTGAATTTACGAAAGTAGAATTTCCGTCGCTTTTTACTGATACATTACCAGTCACATCATAAGCGGGTAGCATATATCCCTCAGCGTCTCCTCTTTCATCGCCTCCGTATCTTTGAGCGTTGTTATTGATTGTAAAACTAAAGGAATTGATGACTAAATCTTGGTCATCGGATGCCCCAATATCTAGCGTTTTAGTTGCCAACTCTGACCCGTTATAATATGCCAATGTAGGGTCGACCCATGAATTCGGGCTGAAAGTGACTGCTCGATTGCTAGTCCCTGCCTGACCAACAGTTACTCCGCTAGTAATAACTCCGCTCATCATCATATTATTTCCATTGCTTCCCGCCTGCCATGATAAAGTCAACTCTCTAACAACACAAGCAGATAACTTTAGTCCTGTTCCTGTTAGTTCGTTTTGATTTTCTAAATATGCTAGGGTGAATAAGTATGGGTCTGCGATTGTTGTATGAGCAACCCCTAGAGGAACGCTGTTTCTGTTTGCGTTATTTACGACAAACGCATAATCTGTCGTCCCCGTTCCGCTTTGAGTAACTGAGGCTAAAAAATGAGGTAATAGCTCATCTGTTACTGGCATCTCAAATTCTATCTCTGCCGTACCTCCTGCGTTTGATGTGAAAGTATCATCAAGATTCTTGATACTTCCTGCGCCTGATGTTAGCCTAGACTCTCTGATGATGTTATAAACTGGAGGACTTGCCTCTGCGACGTTTAGTCTGTTGTATGCTCCTGTATCGGTTGCACTTGCTACAGCAGGAGTTCCGCCAGTTGCCTCTCTGAGTACCCCAATTATGCTATTACTTGGAGTCCTTACGATTGATGATGCCATTAGTTACCTTCCTTTTTCTTAGAACTCTTCTTAGAATCCTTCTCAGCCCATCCCATACCTATCAGAGCCTCTGCGACCACTTCTTTAACGTCTACAGATTTCCCCTCATTCAAGGACTTGACTTGTGCTTTATTTAAAAAATTTAAATTAGGCTTATATCTTCTAAAGCCTTCTTTTGCTACTATTTTCATAATAATCCCTAAGGTTATGAGCCTAAAATTATACTAGAGCAGACGAATTCTGCATCCGAAAAAATAAAATTATTTTCTTCATCGTCTCTCAGGTATTCAACAGAGTCAATCTTAGCATTAAACCAAGTCGACCCATTATTTAGGTTCCTGTTTGTGAATATCAATTTTCTGAGTCTTTCCATTTTAAGACTTACCTGATTTAATGTATTGACTGAATGACCATAATTAGGCTGACGCAGTCTGTATTGGATAGTTAAAGAGAAATCTCTATGCTCTGCGTTAGAAAGATAATCCTCTAATGATTCAGATAAGTTGCTAATTAAAAAACTCTGATTTCCTTTATGATTATCATATAGGACTGGAGTTTTAAATTCATTATTTAAGAGCTTTGTGAGTTCTTTTATAATTCTCTCATGATAGACATTTTCGTAAGTCAGAGCGTCATTAGTAATAATTTGCTCAGTTAATAACTCACTCCAAGGAACGTCGACATTGTTCCAGTAGTCTGAATCAATCCACTTCATCGATATGAGACTCTTTTCATTTTAGCATTTTTAATCGGGAGAACAGTTCTATCCAGTCGCCCTGATATCTCTAAGCTCCATTCATCCCCGACAGAGTACGTCCCCTCAGAAAACCTGACCGACATTCCTCTCCCGACATTCTGATATTTGCAATTTACTTCCTCATTTTCTACTGTGATATCTGTTCCTAGATTGTCAGAGCTTCCGACAAAGGTTGAGAAAGTGACTCCAGTAATAGAACTCCCTAGAGCCTTTGTACCTCCGCCCGTTATAATTATTTTTATTTTATCATATCCAGTAGTCGGAGTCCCTGAAACGTCTAAAATGTTTCCTGTGCTTGACGAGTCTCTATTGACAATCCTTAAAAATCCTCTTTGTTTTAAGGCCTCGTCATTTTGCTCTAGGCTTATTTTACCCTGAGAAATCTTATCGAGCCATCCAGTTTCGGCCTCATTGTAAACAATATCTCTAATCGAATCAGCCCTCTCGGAATCCATCGGACGAATAATGCTCTCTACGGCTAAATGACTAGCGCTCCTGACAATAATTTCAGGATAATTTCTTGCTGTAGTATCTTGAGCATTGATTCCGACTTGCTGATATATAGGGAAAGGGATATAGGAGTCGATAAATGATGACGCTCTTTTGACCGCATCAGACTTTAAGCTCTCCCAGTCTCTACCTCCCTCGAAAACATGGCTAGTAATATCGTCAGAATCAGGAGCCGTCAGATATAGCTCTAACCTATCCTCAGAAACGACATATCTATACTCCTGAGTAGATGATGGCTGAGCGACTACAGGATTCATTTCAGCGCCATTTAGAAATAACTGTTCGACATAACCTGACTCATAGAGATAATATAAATTCGCTACTCCACTAGCGACCCAGTTATTCGCTAAGACTTTACGCTGATTAAAAAAACTTAAATTAGGTTCGACAAATAGCAAATCTGTCGAAGTGTTGCAGTAGGTTTCTTTCGCTGTACTCATTTTCTATTCCTTAAAAATTTTAAGTAGTCGCACCCTGTCTCTAAGTCTAGAATGACCTGAATAAATTTATTGTCATCCTCGTTGTATTTTGGATTTATGATGGTTACTGGGCAATTAAAAATATTGCTATCATGTAGCCCTAATTTATCAGCATATCCGTCTATCCTTTTAAACGATGCAACTTGTATCGCATGAGAAATTAAACCCGATGACGGGTCTTTTAAAACATTGTATCCCGAGACATGGATATGTCCTGCCGTCACTATATGGTCTCTAAATCCCATCTGAACCGCTCTCGCTACTCCGTGAGCAGTATTCCACATCGAATTCCCTTTGAAAGTATGCCGAGCATTGATGCGACAAGCACGGCCATTCGGAAAATTTAGATTAATTCTTATCCCGTGATTATTATAAACGGCCTTTGTCCTTCTAATCATAAACTCTAGAGGGTCTCCATCCCCAGTCCATACGTCATGATTTCCTCCGACAATATATAGCCAGTCTAGGGATGAAATGAAATGCTCAGTCAATAGCCATGATTCTTTGGCTGTAGTGGATTGCTGAGAGTATAGACTGGCTAATCTTCCGACCCAATTATTTTGAACGTCTCCGAGATTCCCTGCGAACATTCCTTCCGTTTCATTGATTAATCTGACATTATTTAAAATTTCTGATAAGTCTGTTCCGTCATCATCGACATGAGGGTCTCCGAAATGAGCGATTCCGATAGCTCCATCCATCTTGATATTTACGTTGACTTTATTATGCCAATCTCTATGAGCTTTTTTCTTTTTGTATTTTTTGACTCGATATTCTATCAATTCATCGATAGATAATTCTCTCTCAGGTTCGGGAGTCTCAACCTCATAGGGCGAAGTCGAGACCAGTTTTACTTTATGGGAACGATACCCGCAATCTCGACATCTATATCTCGGCTTTTGTTTGCTCTTATCTTTATGATTAGAGACCCCGTCTCCGTGCAGTCTTTCTGAACCGCACTTATAACATAAGGCGACATCATTTCCCTTTCTTACTGTCATAAACTCCCCTCCTGTACCAACCGAACCAAAATTTCTCTAATGATGGCTTTTTAGTCACTAAACGAGCATAGAATAAAACCTTATATGATTTTAGTCTTTCATTCTCTAGGCCTTTACTAGAGCGAATCGTATTTTTCCCGATTCTACCATCTACCTTGACTTTAAACTTTCCTTTCCCGTTGATAGCGTTTTGTAAAATCTTGACAGCCCTAGTCTGCCCCATATTTACGCACATATCAAAATATGTAAGTCTAAGTTCGCTAGGTAATTCTTTTGCCCGTGAGGGGATAAAATAATGCGTTTTATAGATATTTATCGCATCATCCCTAGATAGGTTTTTAATATCTAAATCGGGGAACGCTCTTTTTGAGATTCCCCAATTTGTTTCACCGCCCGCATCATCTTTGTCATTGACGTATCCTCCCTCATGTCCTAAGACAACGTCAATCATCTCTTTAAACGTCAATCAGTCAGCCTCTAGGTCAACGCTTTCAGCCAGTTCGTCTGTAACCTTGTCGATAACGTCTTTAATTAGCTCTATCTGTAAGTCATTAGGAAAAGCGTCTGTATCAGGTATCTTGTCAGCGATAACCTTAGCCATCTTTTCTTCAAACTCAGGAGCCTGAAATTTTTTGACTTGCTCTTGAACCATTCCTTTTAATAAGTCCTTGCCGAACTTCATTATCAGGCTCATTATGATTTTAGGAACCTTTTTAGGCATCTTTTTTCTCCTTTTTGTGAAATAAATTTTTCAGAATCGCTATAATTGAAAGTAATGCGACAATGATTTGTAAAGCAATATGTATTTCAGTAAGCGATAAAGCATAATTTGACAAACTTACTGACCCATAAAACATTGAACTATCTCTCATCGTGTTCTCCTAGATACCTTCTTTCCGACTTTCTTTGAATAACTTGCTCTCTGTTTCCCCTTAGCTGTCGCAGTTCTCTTCTTTCTGTTCTCATAAGCCTTCTGACTTGGTGTTAATGACTTCCTGACGCTCTCAGGTAGATAGCGACCTCGTTTCTTTCTAGGTTTTTTACTGTCGCTCTTTGTTACATATCCCCATTTTTGTTTAGTCCATTTCGTAAGACTATTACTAGCAGACTTTTTCCCTCGATATCCACCGCCTGCCTTCTTGTATCTTTGGACGGCTAATTGACTCTTTCTCGCAGACCAAGTCCCACTCCTTCCGCCCTTACTACCTCTCTTAACACTAGCGACGATTGACTTCCAAAGTTTAGGCTTTGTTCTCTTTACCATTTGACTTTATTTGCCCACCAACTAGCCCCGAGCTTTCCAAATTTTTTAATGTTTGCGCCATGTCTTGCCTTGAAACTTTTTCTCTTTAATTTCATAGCCTTAGACTCGCTCTTCTTGGGCTTGCCTGCTGTTTTAGAACCCTGCTGACCGAACCTGATTAATTTGACTTTTTTTCCGACTTTTGCGAGGACTACATGGCTCTTAGTCTTATGATTCGGAGTTCTCTTAGGCTTATTAAAATCGCTCAGGCCGAATCTTTTTAATCTTGGGTCTTTTGCCATTAGTGTTTCCCATTTATTCGAGACAGAGACCCCTCCACTCGGCTTATTTGATTATCTAGGTCATTTATTTCTTTCGTCATAGCATCAAACTTCCTGTCTAACTTATCATCAGACTTATTCCAACGCTCAATTAATTTGATTATCATCCCCTCAGTATTCTCAAGCGTTTCCGACTGGCCTTTGTTCTCGATTTTTAACTGTTCTAAAGTCTCCTGCTGTGCATCAGATTTCTTTGACATGGAGACAACTAAATAAACGAACATTACTCCGACAACTCCAATCATTCCCGCCTCTCCATATACTTCCATGAAATTCATCTTTATTCCTTTCCTAAGACTTTGTCTAATAGGCTTTTATTCATCTCCTCTAGCTCTTGTTCCTTAAATCTTTCTAGTCTTGCGACCCTTCCGTCTAATAGTTCCTCGTATTCGATGAGAGATTCTTTTATGAAGTTAATCTCATCCGTGTTCTTATTAATATCGCCTTTTAGAGTGTAATAAGCGGATACTAAGCTGACAATAAATGCGACAATCTGAATCGCCCATTTTACAGAGATTTTTATCTGCATCTCGTCATTTAATGCTTTACTCATTACGCCTCGGCCATAAAAATATGAAAATTTAAATCCTTATATTCCCAATAGAGGATAGTCAATTCCTCTATCTCTCTCATGGAGTATCCCTGATTTTTCCAAAACCCTAACAGGAACGCCCCTCCCATATCTAATCTAGTATGAGCAAGCCCAAACAGTTGTCACTAGGACGCCATATAAATTCGTATTAGTCAGAGTTGTATCAAAACTAATCCCTAATAACACCTCCCAACCTCTCTGATAAGTCTGTAGGCTATCCATAGCCGTTGAGTCATCTATATCCACTTGGTAACTTAGATAAGGCGTTTGACCAATTCCCGCAGGAGGATTGCTAGTTGTACTCATTGTGATAGTTCCGTTTGATGTGATATTCGGGTTTGCTGTGTCGTCATCTGTAGTTCTTTTAAAATATCGATGAATCGTAACAGTTGCGGGATAACTTGTAAATGTATTATTGTTCGGCTTTACATATACACCGACTAACTTCATAGCTTGGAAAGGTACTAGGAATCTATATTTAGACCTAGGATTATCACTTGATGAGTAGCCTCCCGCACTAATACTCTGAGCAGTATCGCCCGCCCAAGGAATAGCAAATTCATTATTGACACCAAATGCGCTGTCTTTTATATGATGATGATAAGCCTGTAAAAACTGGCTCCTATGTAGAACCTTCGCCTCTCCCTGAGGGAAATAAGACTGATGGTCTATACTTATCGGCTCATCAAAAGTTCCGCCATTAGCCTTGGAGACAAAGTCTGTCGGGTCTGCGGGAGTACCCTGTACAACGTATCTCGCATCTCCTTCTGTTTCTGTTAAGAACTCAGACGGGACGCTCTGTAAGTACCTAGAATCATTCTCAGTCTCAGTTTTATAGGTTCCTGTAACGCTACCGCCTCCGTCGACCTTCTCTAAGTTACCCTGAATCTGAACCTTCCCTCCGAATCTAGCGTCCCCGTTAGACGTTCCCTTTAATTCTACTCCTGAATCATTGCCGTTTCCGTCTGTGATTCTTTTGTAGTTGCCGTCTAGCTCTGAATTATCGCCAGTAGTTTTCAGGATTCCTTTATAAGTATCCTTTAACTGTTTATCGGTCAGGGAACTCATAAAGTAACTCCCCAAGAAGTAGAGCAATAAATCTCATTACTTGCGTTCTGAGGGTCTACGTTTGACTGGAGTCTCATAGCTACTAGCTTTCCATTTCCCGTCGTTGCTGTTTGAGTAACCTCAGGGGAGACATTAAAATCTCCATGATTGACGATATAGGATTTATTATCTGTCGCATCTTGCGAAAATGTTGCTGTCGCTATGACGCTGAAATTAGTACTCGTAACGGCCTGCCCATCGTTGACTGTTCCGAGTTGTAGAGTCATCGTTGACCCTGTATTCATAGCTCTAAACCTAATCATAAACCTATTTAATGTCATGCTAGAGTATGGCATAGCGAAATAATATCGACCTCCTGCCGTTGTACTCTCTATCTCATCCGACCAAGGGAGATAGTGATTTCCAGTCCCTAAGTCATCGACAAAGTTATGAGCAAAGCTCACCAGTCCGCTTTGAAAAGCAGTATTACTAGAGGACTTTATTTCGGAACTTGATAGCATTAAGGGAGATGAGGTTCCCTCTCCGTCCTCTACGTTGCGAGCAGTCCCGTCGATTCCTGCATTTGAATTCCCGATTTGTAATAAATCCTTATAAGAATCTTTTATTTTTTGGCCTGTAAGTTGTCCCATTAGGCATCCTCCCAATTAACATTTTTATTTTCCCAGTTGGAAATATATAACTCCCAAACTGAATCTGATATTTGAATTATTTTAGACTTTAATTTTAGACCTAAACTAACCATAGTAAGCAATCACCGAACCGCTAGAAAGCTCAAAGCCTACCCAGTTTCCAAAAAGAACAGTCCCCGCAGGAAATGAGACTCCTGTTAGACTGTCCCCTGAAATAGTTTGACCATCACCATCTGAGTCTAGCGCTGTTCCTATGTGCCTAGCGTTAGCAACCTCTAGAGCTGTAAATGATGCGCTCGCTACTACCTGAAAGGCTACGAAATTTCCCTCATGGAAAGTCCCGCCTGTGTTATCGAAGAGCGCTCCGTTTTGTCCTAGTTGTAAATTGTTAGATTCTTGAACTGAATATTTGTGGATATTGTTTGCCATTGATTCTCCTAATCTCTAAGGCTAATGGTAAGCCGTGAATGAGTCCGTTTAAATTACTTTTTCTTAGCTACTTTTTTCTTTTTAGCTACTTTCTTTTTAGGAGGATTCATTAAAACAAACCCGTCTCTCTTCAATTTCTCAACGAATTCAGGATGCTTGTCGGCCTGCCTGTCCTCTACCTTATGAGTCTGTCCGCTTTTTTCATGTTTCCAAACTTGTAACATATTAAAACTCCTATTGTCTTGAAGAAAATTATTTCTCATGACATTAATAAAGCAAACAAAAAACCCCCGAAAATAATATCCGAGGGTTTTCTGCTAACAAATGGAGATTTGTATTAAGTGACGTTTTTAAACGCTACTCCTCTGATGTTGTCAGAATCGTCTAATCTCTTGACCCCGTATAGCAAATCGGAAACTATCTTTTGTCCTAAAGCGTCGATTGAATATTCCGTCTGAATACGCACATCGCTCTGAACTGCTATAGCGCACGCTGAACGATGGAAGATGGCTCCTGATACAGTTGTATTAGTTCCACCTGTTGAGATTGTATTGCTCATCATGACGTCCATTCCATAGATACTCCCGACCATTCCATTTCTAAGGCCTGAACCTTCTCCGCCTGCGTCTGCTCTAATGAAATACTGAGCAAGTCCGCCTGATGGATTTAAGATATCAGCGTAGAGAGTCGGATTGACTACCATAAAGCAGTCTCCGTCCATGTAAGGGACATCATTCTCTCCGAGATTAGCCAAAGCCTCCTCGAACTTATCTGCTGTCAATACATCATCAGCCGATAGAGTAATAGACTGATTAAGTCCTGATAATTCAGTCCAAATATCGACATCCATTTGACGACTTAAAGCCTCGCCAAACATACGAGTGTATTTTGACACTAAATCAGGCTGTGCCTGAATTTGTAAAATATCCTCAAATAATTTTGCGATGTACTTGTGTTTATTGACAGTCAACTGAGTCTCTGTGGAAGAGGTATTGTCATAAGATACGTCGTCTCCTTCAGCCTTATCCTGAGCGGATGCTAGAGCAACCTCAGGGATATGAATGACGTCTCCTTTCTTAGCTCCTCCAAATAGAGCAGAGTAATCCTCGATTAATCCTCGAAAGATACTAGACCTCTCGAAATACTTATAAATTCCCTCAGCCCAAACCTCAGGAACGAATTTTTCGTCTGAAGTCAAGCCCGAGGCTGTTCCTTGATAATGATTCGGCATTTTATTTTCTCCTTAAAACTACCTTACGTCTGTTTAGACGTTCAACACTATCCCCGATAAGATTTTAACACCTCTGACCAATTATTCCTCCGCTCTTCAGCAGTCATATCAGTCCATTTTTTATTCTCAGGATTCAATGACCTTGGAGAAGTATTATCAGTCTGAGGAACTACTTTTTCAGAGTTAGTGTTTATTTTATTAAATACATATTCTAGAGTGTCCATCGGTAAATTTTCGACTGACGCTCTCTCTTCTTCAGGAAATTTGGCTAGCATCGATTCTCGTCTCCTGTCTTCCATCGCCTTCAATCTATCAAACTCAGGCCTCATACTATCTAGCTCGGCCTTATGTTTCTCGCTTAGTTCTTTATATTTGTCCTGCTCTTTTAATCGTGTTTCCTCGAACTCTGCCAGTTGAGATTTTAATTTCTCATTTTCCTGCTCTTGAATTTGCGCTCTTTTTCGATACTTCTTGCTCTCTGCAATTAAATCAGTATTTGCGCTAGATACTGACCTCTCTTCTGTTTGCTGTACCTCAGCAGTCGGCTCGGACTGAGCTTTTGTCTCTTGATTTTCAGACACTATTTTCTCCCATATTTTATTTTTTTCCCCGATTTTCTAGCGACCTTTTTGGCTCGCTTTATCCCCTTCGGAGTGTAGGGGAATTTTTTTCTACCCACTTTCGGCATATCTTTTCCTAAGCTGTCTAGTTCTTTCCTGTCTGTATAAAATGCCATCAGTCTCCTCTGACGAATAACTCGCAGGAACTAAAACGCATTGACAGTTCGATGTACAAACTGAAAAACCTGACCTCGGCAATCCTACTTCCTCCCAAGCCTCATAAGTATCCTCCTGACCATGCCTAGGCTCGCAGTCTCTACATACGTTATTTCCTGCCGTCACCCATCGATACAACCTGACGCCTCTATTTTGAAAGACCTGACGAGTTGCCTCTGTACTAGCCATCCTGACAGCGCTGTTGGTCGTATTTCTAATCGCATTTCTGTACGCTCCAAATATTACGCCACCCTCTCTCAAATCGTCAAGCAGAACATTTCTAATCCTATCAGGCGTCATTCTAGTCGTTACCATCGTCGCAACTGCTGTCTCAATAGCTATCGCAGTCGTTTCAGCTACAGCCTCAACCTGAGTCCCTATCAATATCTCTAGCTCTCCCAATCTATCAGGCATTTTATCCCCTTAGCGCCATGTCTATTTTTCTCGCAATCCTTCTCAAGCCCTTTTGCTCCTGCTCCTTTGTGATTCCGAACCATTCTCTCTTAGGGACGCCAGTATGCCTGACCTCCTTAGCAAAGTAAGTCCCGCCTCTGTTGTTATATATCGGCCCCAAAACATTGGCCGTCCTAGGCTTTATCGTATAAGGTCTTGTCCCGTTTTGATGATAGACTCCTATATCCTGACGGCTTTTAGGAGGGACTATCTTAGCCCTCTGTCTCTGTCTTGTAGCTCTAGAGACTACCGATACATCTGTCATCGTTCCCGTATCATATAGAGGAGTCCTAGGCTTAGATGACCCCTTAGCTCTTTTAGAGTGGATTGTACTAGCTTTAAGTCTCTTCATCTTTTTATTATTAATCCCTATCCCAAATTTTCCTCGTTTCTTATGGTCTGCGACAACAGAGTCAGCCATGAGATTAATTTCTCTAGTTAAATCTAGCTTTCTGATGACCGATTGTAGATTAAAGTTTTTTCTGACCTTAACTGCCATGACTATTCCCTGACTATTCCCTTACCCTTCCCTGAGTTTTGTGCTTTATTAGCCGATTTTTCCTCATTTTTCCGTAATTACCAAACTTTCTTCCGACTTTTCGGAATATTTTAAATTGAAATTTATCATTTTTGATAAAAGCAAATTATCTAAAGCATAAAAAGACGATGACCATTTATAGATAAATATCATTTCATTTGTCTTTTTTAGATATTCGTTCAACTCCATCAGCGAACTTCTCTCCTAATTCATAAGCCTTTTTTATTTCTTTATTATGTTCCTTTAGGTAGGCCTGAGCTAGTGACTTCAGGTAAGGCCTGACGCCTACTTTTAACATCTCATCTATATCAATAGCCTCTAAGACTTTATCAGCGTCCTTCTGCATTTTAAACTGAAGAATCTGAACGTCATCTAGGAATTTAGTTATCGGCTTAGCCAAGACTCCTCAGTCCCCCGAATACTGGCTGACTGGCCTGCTGTTGCTGTGTTGTCTGCTGTTGCTCTTCCTGAACCTCATTCAACTTCTCATCTAGCTCAGACTCGCTCATATCAGGATTAAAATATTTCAGGACATCTTTTTGAGTCATTATCCCATTAGCCATCTTCCAGTCTAGCAGTTTTAATTCTTGGTCTACTGACATCGGATATTCTACTTCCCCGAAATCGACATAATAATCCTCAGGCAATGTCATAACTTTATGAGTCTCTAGGATAGCCCTATCAATAGCATATCGGTCATTTTCAAACTCTCTATAGATAAGAGTATCAGCCTCTCTAGATTCATGATTCTCGAGTTCTAATATTCTTAGAGCCTCACCGCTAGGAGCATTTCCTCCTGATTCGCCCCATCTTATCCTGAGATGATTGTTCTCTGCTGTAATATTTGCGAATAATTTGACCGCCTCTATCATCTCAACCATTGAGCCGTTAGGAGAGACATATTTAAAATCTGAATTTTCTCCTAGAAATAAAGCATTATCTATTCCTGATTTTATCTCAGACTGACCCTCTTCGACTCCTGTAAATACTGGCTGACCTAGTCTGAACCTCACATTTAGAGCGATTTCTGTCATGGCTATCGATATTTGAAGAGCAGAGCGTACAACGTCATAAGAGTTTTTATAGTTGTCTACTTTACAGATAGGGATGATTCCGTAAGGGTTAATCATTTCGGTATTATCACCGACAGCATATCTCTTCCCGTCTTGGTCGAACTTAAAATGAGCGCCCTGTACTCCATCTCTATCCTCTGACCAATAAACGAACATCCTCTTATTTTTAAATGGGGACTCTACTTCGTAACTCATACCGAAAGGACTCGACTCACCTATGACGCAATATTCTCTAACATCAGGGAGGATAGTATATTCGAGACGTTGCTTGTTTTCGTTGTAAGATGTCTTTAAAAAACAGTCCCCTAATAGCCAAGCTATCTCAGAGAACATCTTGACTTTACTGTCGAGCATATAGGTCATCCTATTATAATCGTCATTTATCTCGTTTCCTATATACCTTTTGCATGGGTTTTTATATAGCATCATCCTAGCCCTTGCAAACCTTTGGACTACTGCCTGAGGATAGACTGGGACTTGCTGTAGAGAATCAGACTCAAACCATTGCTGGACATGGCGCTCGGTATTCTGATATAAATAAAAGTCTAAGGCCGTTCTCCTCTTAGCTTTCTCAGAGTCCTTATATTCTTGACTAGCCCTGACTAAACTTTTAATGACCTCCGACTCTGAATACTCAGGAAATACGACTGAGTTGACAGACTTTCCGAAATTAATCATCTCTTACTCCTTACCATCTCTTACTAATTGCTTTATTGTGAATAATAGGGAATCGATATTCTATCAGATAAGTTGACGCATCTAGACAATGAGTCCGCTCGATGTCTGATTTATCGATACCTCCTTTCTTGTCTCTTGTGCATTGCTCAAAATCTTTTATCAATTCTTTACATTTAGGGTCTATTGACAGGCTTATATTACCATCTGCCGACAGTAATTTCCTATTAAGAGAGTTAATCCTGTCTTTTTGAGAGGGATGACTCTTTCTTGCCCTGACTATAAATCCATTTTCCCTCAGGATAGCAAAGTCGCTCCTAGATGACTGAGTAGACCTAGAATTCCCCGCAGGGTCAGGATAGATGACTTTTATATCAGGATACTTTCTTTTTAATGCTTTACACATCTCCTCAGTATTGCTATTATGTAGAATAATCTCATCAAAATAATGAATCGTCCCATCTGACCACTCACAGCAAAGCACAGCGCACATCTTCGAGACGTTAAAATCTAATCCAATATATTTGACGTCAGGTAGATTGTCAGCAGTCTTGAGATGCTTAGTCCTGTCAAAGTTGTAGGCTACTCTATTTTGAGCAGTCTCAAAACTGGCCTCAAACTCCTGAGCGAAAATCTTTGGGTCTAATGTCCTCTTAGCGTTCTCTATTTCTTTTTTAGGTATCCACCCACCCTCTGAACTCTTGAACTGCCATGACTTCCAGTCGCTATCTTTCTCCTGACCCTTCAAGTATAAGTCATAGAATCCATTAGAGAACCCATCAGGAGTCCCTATGAATAAGGCCTGAGAGTTTGGGTCTGTTGTCATCATAGGATAGATGACCTCCTCCCATACGTTAGCTTTTTGATATGCGTATTCATCTAGGACAACTCTGTTCAAGTGAGAGCCTCTTAATTTAGACGCATCTTCAGACCCCTTGACTGATATCTCACATCCTGCAATATTGATTGTCAGCGTTGAATTATTGATGACAGCATAGGGAGTCTCTCTCGCTATCTTGGTCAGGATAGGGAATACGACCATGCGTCCCTGACGATATGTCGGAAGAATTATCCATCTACGTTCCCCCTCTCTCAGCTTTCCCATTAGTAGCCACATGATAGACATATAGGTTTTCCCAAATCTTCGCCCTGCTACTACGACCTTATATTTAGATTTATCAAGGGCTATTTTCTCCATAACTGGAGTCACTTTAAACATCAGGATTGTCTATTTCATCGATGCCAGTTTTTAGTAATTGGATAGGCTCATGAGACTCGACTTGCATTTTCTGAACTGGCTTTCCTTCTATTCTATCCGCTATGAATTGAACAGCCCATGCTTTACCTGATATGGCATAAGCAAACGTCGTTCTCAAGACTGCCTCCTGCATAGTCATCTCGCTTAAATCAGCGTCATACTTCTTTTTAATAGCCTCAGCAAGCTCCTCGGTTACTGGTTCCTCCCCTATCTTTCTCAGTAGGTCAGGGATGCTACTCGTCCCCTTTGGCCTTCCTGCTTTATTTATATTCTTCGGATTATCTAAGAATCCGCCTTTGCCCGTTTTATTCATATCTCTTAACTTGTTTTAGCTTGTTTCATCAAGCTCATTTTTATTAACTGGAATCCAAGATTTCGACCATTCTGAATTCTCTATCAGGTCGCTTTGAGGTATCCCTTGCCTATTTGCAAGCCTTACAACCTCCTCCCTTTCCATCTGTAATCTACTCATTATTTCCTCAATAGAGCAATCTGAGGCAATCATCTCAGAAACAATCTCAGCCATCTTCAAAACTAAATGAGTTCCCCTAGCTCTATTATGGCGAATCGTAGCCATCTGAGACGTTCTCCTATCCAATCGAAGTAAGTAACAAACTGGGACTAATCCGTTCGTCATTTTATAAATATCCTTATCCTCTGAGACCTTCCATCTATGAAATCCGTCGATGATTTCTTTCTTCTCGTTTGCGACTATAGGCTGAGTCCAACCATTCTCTAATATGCTTATTTTTAGCAATTTTAACTCGCTAGGATAGACCTTATTCGGATTATAGTTATTCGGAATAAGTCTATCTCTATCCTCCCAATAAACAGCATTAACTGGCTGTCTCTCCCATCCTTTATTTTTTCCCATGTTTTATAATAGCCTCCCTATCTGATATTTTTAGCGATTGTCTATGAGTTGTCCCTAGCCTGTGCATCGAGCCTCCCTGCCTGTCTTTCCTGTCTCCCTTTATCGCTAACCTACAAAAGAATTTCCAACTCGCTCCAGTAATTAAATGAGGCTCTCCATCAGGTATCCTATCGTCAGTCTTTCTATAGTGAGTCCTGATAAGAGTATTGATTCTCCCCTTCATCGCTCTTTTTTCCTGACCCTTATAGTTGTCTATCAACACATCAAAATACTTCCTCCAATCTAAATGAGTAGGCTTGAAATCTGTATGCTTAGAGCGACCTATTCTGTGTCCGTATAGTTCCGTGTTTGCGTATCTCATGGCCGTCCTAACTCCTGAGACCCTATCGAGCATTTTCTCCCATAACTCGGGGAAACATTCTTTGTATAAATGCAGACTCCTGACTGGCTCCTCTCCGAATGGAGGACAGACTCGCTGTTGAATCCAAGACTCATAGAGTTTAGTTTTATTGAAAATGTCATAAGTCTTATTATAGTCAAACCCATTATCTGAGACATATTTCCAAACGTCCTCGCTCTTCCAATCATAGATAGGATAACCATTTATCGCCCTGACGTATCGATGCTTGTTCTTACCGACTTTTATAGGCCTCTTATAATTTCTTAGCCATGCGAGGTCGCCCTCTTTTGATGCGATTGCTCTATATCTCCTTAGAGATTCCTGAGTCCTGATTCCCATAACTACAGCGTAATATTTGCCCTCAAACATCAATTTAGTAAACGACTCAACATCCATCCCCGCTCCATCTATGAATTTAGGATGCTCTGTTATAGCCTGCTCAGGAAGTTCTCTGACCCATAAATTTTTTTTAGTTTTATCCCAACAGTACCACCAAGGCTCATCGTAAGAGCATGAATTTCTGTGCTTTATAGGTAGACAAAACCATTTGAGATTAACCTCAGGCCATTTTGAGACCCTGTCGACGTATTCGATAGTCGTTGGATGGATACATTCCTCGTCGATAAAAACAACGTCTAAGGGCTTATCGATTCTCTGTTGTTTTCTTACCTCTAGACATAATTGGAGGACGGCTGTCGAATCCTTACCTCCTGAAAACATGACGACGACATTATCATAAGCCTCAAAAAGATAGTTTATTCTTTCAATGGCCTTATCATAAACATTCTCCTCAATTTCCTTCGCTTTTCTGATAGTCGCCATATTATATCACTTTATCATTTTCTAAGCATTTAGGACACTTCTCTCGCTTTTTACCATACGTTACAAACCCCTTATAGTATCGAACCATGTCTGACTCTCTCCCGACCTCTTTTTCCCAACAGCATCGACAATGAATACAATATTTTATCCTGATATCTGCCTGCTCTGAATCTTTGTTTTTATATCTACCTGATTTTTTCGGCTTATATGAACTCTGACGCTTTCCCCAAACCACAAAGTCTCGACTCATTTATGATGCCTCGCTGAGACTCCCCTTATAATTGTTTTATTTATCATCGGATGAAAGTTGTCCTCTGCGCCAAAATCAGAATCAGGATGAAAAGCAATGACGTCCATCGAATCTCTTTTGTCAGTAGTGAATCGATGCTCTTTTTCAGCGTCAATGATAAAAATTAAACCCTCAGATAAATAATACTCCCATGACCTAGTATGACAAATCCCTGAACCCCTAGCAACTATCCCGACTCTGACTGATGGATGAGTATGAAATGTCTGACTGATGTTTTTTGGGAAATGTAAGTGATTAAGACAACTCATCCCCTTCTTTACTGGAGGAATAATCAGGGAATCTGTGCATCCGTCAATGTACTTTAAGCGACCCTCTTTCTCTATTGCTCCCCCTACCATAAAAAAGGGACTATCCTCATAAATTTTAATTATCAAAGCCTTACCCTTAGAGTGCTGAGTAAATGTGAAATTGTCTCCGACTGATGAATACATCCCATCGGTCAAATTAATAGGCTTTCGAGATTCGGTTGCTATAGAAAACTCTCCCTGATAGACATATAAATAATGACCGCTTTTAGGTTCTTTTTTTTGCTTGAAAATATATTTAGAATCTTTCTGACTGCTACAATGAACCTCAATCAAAAAACGGCCACTCTTAAAAAACTTAATCAGGCCATGAGTATCAAGCCAACTCGTAAAAGCTGTCTCTAGCGTCGTTTCCTGATTTTTGTTCTTATAAGTTTTGGGGATTTCCATTTATCGATTTTTTTCTCTATTCTATTAAGTCTCCAAACTAAACTCATCAACAGACATAACATCATCAGCATCGTAAATTCCCAATATGGGAAATATTCAACGCTAAAAACTAGCTCCCAATAATGTCTAAGCATAAGACCTCACTAAGACCATCAAAGCGTCCTCTGTGTCTGTTAAATCATTATTTATCTTGATTTTATTAATAACCCTCATTAATTCCTCTCTATTTTCTTTTGATAAATCTAAAATAAATTCAGTCCTATTTCCCTTGACTACGTCGCTATCTTTTGCCGACTCTGTAGCGTCCTCAAATAATTCAGGCATATCAAAAGATGGATTGGGAACATTTAATCCCCATCCTTTCAATTCATCGTAGTCCCATTCGTTCGCTATCTTATCCCAATTCCAAGAGCCTCCATTAGCGTTGAGCCTGATATTTAGCTCTCTCTCCATCCTTTCGTCTAGTTCTACATAAACAGCAGGCACATCATCCATCCCTAGAGACTTAGCGACTCTGATTCTCTGATGGCCTCCGACTACTACATTGAACCTATCAGGATTTTTATTCAAAATGACTGGCTCAACAAACCCAAATTTCTCGATACTGAATTTTAATTCTTTAAACTGAGACTCTGTTATTTCTCTAGGATTATACTCTGACTCATGTAGTTCAGTAAGTTCAACCCTCTGCGATTTACCTTCTAGCACCCTTTCTCCTTTTTTGCTTAAGCGGACATTTCGACATCAGTTCTAATTTATTAGGATTTTTTGATATTCCGCAATATTTATCATTTTTATAGATTCCGCAGAACGGACAATTCCCTCCAACTACGTTTTCAGGCGTTTTTTTATACTTTAAATGACAAAACTCATTCATCTTGGTTAGATGTTAGCCTAACAGATATTCCGAACTCAGAGAGCGCATTTGCGAGCTTTCTTACCATCATTTCAAACTCATCTCTATCGACTTCATCATTCCGAACAACCCTTAAAGTCCATCCATTTTCTTTTTTAATTAAACTGACATCATCAAAAGTAGGCTTTTTCATTTTATCTCCTTCTCTACGTTATAGGGAGCTTTACAGCAGGGACTCCCGTTGGCAATTTCAAAGGGAAAATTCGGACGATGTTCTTTCCCGCACTTTGAACAGTAGGCAGTAAATTGACCAGTCACCTCATCCCTCTTGAACTTAGAAAAATCAATTCCTGAGGACTGTTTCTCATCATCCTCTCCAAAGTCCCAAGTCTTGACGCACATCTTCCATTTTTTGATTTTTGTCTTTCCACGATACCAGTTGACAGACTCATAATGATTCCAAAACCTAGAGGCATTGTCTAAATAATTAGGAATCTTTTTTTCTAAGAAATATTCTTCAACCTCTTTTAGTGTAGGCCTTGCATAATTTGTTTTCTTTTTAATTTCATTAGATTCTATTTTATTATCTTCTATTATATTATTCAGACCTTTCTCAACCTTTCTAGACCTTTCCTGACCTTTTATCAAATCAGGATAATTAGACTCGGCTCTTCGATGACCGATTTTCTGATTCTTCTCAAATCCTAGGAACTGGACGCAAACATTCTCCTCAAATGCGACGAGTTTATATTTTACCATCTCTTCAATCTTGTTTTTTATCCATTCAGGACTCACCTCACTTGATGGGATGCAAAGATATTTTATCTCTGTACAGTTTCCCGTCATTTTGCCATAATCATCCATAAATGGCAACATTCTCATATAAAGCCATTGACCCTCCATTCCTAACTCATTAAAAATTGGGTCTATTGCTATAGTCCTATTTATCATTCTCCCCTTTGCCATGTTTTCGCTCCCTTAAAATTTTTAGTTTTTCTTTTAGTAAAGCATAAAATTCAGGATTTTCATATTCCCTCTTTTTACGAGTCTCCCTATTTCTCATAAGTAATTTCTCAAATCTATCCCGACCTATTCTTTTTATTTTATGCTCTCGATGTTTCTCAGGATTAGCTGTCAGGTAGGAATGACACCCGTAGCATAAAGCCTCGCAATTAATCTCGTCAAACCTAGTGGCGTAGGCTCTTCGTCCGAAAAAAT